AGGCCCCGCGCTCGACCCTTTGGCCTCCACGCCCGCCGCATCGGACACTCCCTCCGCACCTGGCTTTCCGGACGGCCGAGTCCTGACCCCCATTGGCGTCCGCTAGGAATCGGCCCGCGTCCCGCGTGAACTGCCATCGCCCAACGGTAGACCTCAGGCATCGTTCCGGGCGACGCGGGCTGTAAACTTTCGACCACACCCAAGGGATTGACCATGGCAACGCTCGGCTCGCTCGCCCGCAAGCAGATGGCCAAGAAAGTTTTTGGCCTCCCCGGGCAGCGCAAGTACCCAATCCCCGACGCCAGCCACGCCGCCAACGCCAAAGCGCGTGCAACGCAGCAATTCGAAAATGGCAACCTATCCGCAGCCCAGCGCGCCGAGATCGACCGCAAGGCCAATGCCAAGATGGGCCGGAAATGAGCAAGACCCCCGCCGAACTCCGGGCCTACAAGGCCATGGCTCAGGGATGGTGCGCCGACTTCGCCGGGGGCCTCATCGTCCAGCCCAGCCATATGGCCCACCTATGGGGCGCGGTATCGACCCTCGCCTCCGAACTGGCCGACCTCTCCGAACGCATGGAGACGGCCGAAAACCGACGCGTTGGTCGTCCCCCCAAGAACCGAGACGACACACACGGATAACCCAAGCAGCTGGCGCTTCGGTGCCGGCCCGGAGGTGGAGTTATGGCCCACGGGGGAACGCGCGCAGGCGCAGGCCGGAAATCAAAGGAAAAGCACCTAAGCCCGCGCGTAATTGACCAAATGAGGGCTAAAATCAAGTCAAGCGCCATCATTCGGCGGCTAAGTGCTTGTGCTGTCGGGGAAATTGAAATGACAGCGCCGCAAGTCCATGCGGCGCGCATCCTTCTCGGGAAGATCCTCCCCGATCTGTCTTCCGTCACGGTGAGCGGGGATTCCGAATCTCCTCTCGTCACGCTGATTGTGCGCGAAATTGTCCGACCTCCGCATAAAGACGGCTGAGGTATTCGCGCCGCTCCTCGATCCGGCCAGGTACAAGGGCGCGCACGGCGGACGCGGATCCGGCAAGTCGCACTTCTTCGGGGAGTTACTAGTCGAGGAGTGCATTCGGGTTCCTGGAACCCGGGCCGTCTGCATTCGCGAATACCAAAAGTCACTGGCTCAGTCGTCCAAGCACCTGATCGAGAGCAAGATCAAGGAAATGGGCCTTGGATCGGCGTTCGGGGTCAAGTCCGATCTGATCTCGACGCCTGGTAATGGCGTGATCCTGTTCCAGGGCATGCAGGACCACACAGCGGAGACGATCAAGAGCCTGGAAGGTTGCCGGATCGCGTGGATCGAGGAGGCGCAGACCCTCAGCGCCCGCAGCCTGACGATGCTTCGCCCGACCATCCGCCTGGACGGATCGGAGATTTGGGCAAGCTGGAACCCGACCAGGAAGGCCGACGCGGTTGACGAGTTCTTGCGGCAGAAGCGCCCGTCCGGGGCCATCGTCGTCCCGGCCAACTGGCGCGACAACCCGTGGTTTCCGGAAGTCCTCGAACAGGAGCGCCAGGACGATCAGCGGCTTTACCCGGAGCGATACGATCACATCTGGGAAGGAGACTACGCCAAGGCATTCGAGGGCGCCTACTTCGCCCGGCAACTGTCTGAGGCGAGAGCACAGAACCGGATCGGGGTGGTTACGGCCGATCCTCTACTGCCCGTCAAAGCGTTCTTCGACCTTGGGGGCTCCGGGGCTCGTGCTGACGCCATGGCGATCTGGATATGCCAATTCGCCGGCCAGCAAATCCTGGTGTTGGATTACATCGAAGGCGTGGGGCAGGTTCTCGACTACTACGCCAACGAACTGCGGTCACGCGGATGGGGCAAAGCAGTCCTCTACCTGCCGCACGATGGCGTGGCGAGCAACAGCGTTACCGGCAAGCGATATTGGGAGCACTGGCGCGACGCCGGGTTTGACGTAGAGCCGCCCGTTACGAACCAAGGGCAGGGCGCCGCATCGATGCGGATTGAGGCGGTGCGCCGCATCTTCCCGCGCTGCTGGTTCAACGCGGCGACGACTGAGGCCGGGCGCGATGCGCTCGGCTACTACCACGAGCGAAAAGACGAGACGCGCAACGTGGGACTAGGCCCCGACCATGATTGGTCGTCGCATGGTTCGGACGCATTTGGCCTGATGGCGATTGTCTGGGAAGCGCCGAAGGTCAAGGTGCCGTCTCCGCGCATCCGCCCACGGGGGCAAGGCTGGGCGTATGGCTGACCTCGAATATTGGCGGCGCAATCGCGAGCAACTTTACAAGTGGCTGGCGCGCCGCGTCCTTGAAGGCGATCACGCCGCGCAAACCGCGCTCTTTCGTGAGCCGGCAACGATCATATGGTCCTAAATGTCTGAGAACGAAGGCGGCCGGATCAAGCGGGCGGCGCGGCGCGTCGGACGCTATCTGACCAAGGCGCCGTTGCCCGACAAGCCGAAGGCCGCGCCGAAGTCCATCGATGACGATTTCACGCGCGAGGCCAACGAACGCGCCATGCTGGCCTACGACCACGAGCGACAGAACATCCTCGACGCCTACGAGGATCTGGAGTTCCGGGGCGGCGATCAGTGGCCGTCCTATGCCCGGCAGGCCCGCGAGGCGCAGCGCCGGCCCCTGTTCACGTTCAACAGGATGCCGCAGTTCATCCGGCAGGTGACGGGCGATATCCGCCTGATGCGGCCGGCGATCAAGGTCGTGCCTATCGATTCCAAAGCCTCGGATGGGATCGGCAAGATCATGACCGGCATGATCCGGTACGTGGAAAACCGGAGCGAGGCAAAATTCGCCTACGGTCGCGGCGCCGACAATCAGGTGATCTGCGGGATTGGCGCCTGGCGCGTGGCGGCGGAATATGCCGAATCCACGACGTTCAACCAGGAGCTACGGATCGTCGCTATCAACGATCCGGTGTCGGTCCTGTTTGATCCCGACGCGATCCTGCCGACCCGCGAGGACGCGCATTGGTGCTTTGTCCCGATTGACATGAGCCGCAAGCGGTTCGAGGAGAAATGGCCCGACGTTCCGGTGTCCGAGTTCACGTCCTATGACCGGCGGTTCGGGGACTTCTGGTACGGGTCTGACTTCATCCGGATCGCTGAATACTGGGAAAAGCGCCCGATCAAGCGCACGCTGGCGCTGTTCGATGATGGGTCAGTCGTTGACCTGACGGACAAGGATCCGGAGGAGGAGGACGACGCTGAGGCCAAGGGTGCCCGGGTCGAGGAGCGCGACGGATACGAGGTCTATCGTTCCCTGATCACGCTGGCGCATGTCTTGGAGCCGGCCGAGAAGTGGCCGGGCCGATACATCCCCATCGTCCCGGTGCTTGGCGAGGAAGTATCGATCGGCCGCAAGACGCTGCGCCATGGCATCATCCGCTTCGCCAAGGACGGCCAGCGCGCTTACAACTTCGCCCGCACGACGCAAGTCGAGGTTATGGCGCTCCAGCCAAAGGCCCCGTTCCTCGGGACACAGAAGAATTTCGAAGACAACCCGGACGATTGGGCGGCGGCGAACGAAGAAGCCTTGCCGTACCTGACCTATGTCCCCGACCAGTTGAACGGGGGCGCGCCGCCGCAGCGTCAGCCGCCGCCGATAAACTCGCCGGCCCTGTCCGAACAGGTCGCCTTGGCTGACAACGACATGAAGGCGACCACGGGCATTTACGACGCCTCGCTCGGCGCCCGGTCGAATGAGACCTCAGGCGTGGCGATCAAGGCCCGCCAGCAAGAGGGCGATGTCGGCACCGTCGCCTACGTGGAGAATTTCAACCTCGCGGTGCGCCACACCGGCCGCATCCTCGTCGATCTGATGCCGCACATCTACGACAGCGAGCGCCAAATCCAGGTGCTTGGCGAAGACGGCAAGATCGATAGCCTGTGGATCAACAAGGCCGAGTTCTCCGGAGAATTGGGCGATGAACCGGAGGAGCCTATCGAGGTCGGCGCCGAGAAGGACGACGACGATTCGATATCCCCGGAGGGCGTTTCGCAGCATATGCCGTCGTCGCAGGACGAAGGCAGTATCGGGTTCGGGCGCGGAGACGATGGGATTGACATTGACAACGCCCCGGTCGGGAGCGGCGGAGATCTGGAGACGGACGATGACGCCTGCAACATCGATGACGCCTCCCGGCGCATCCTCAACGACGTGACGGTCGGCGCCTACGATGTCGCGATGGAGAACGGCCCGAGCTACACGACCAAACGAGAGGCCGCGCTCGACGGCATGTCGCAGTTGATCCAGGGGGCGCCGCAAGTCGCCCCGCTGATCCTCGATCTGTACGCCAAGGCGCAGGATTGGCCGCTGGCGGACGAAATTGGCAAGCGCCTAGAAGCCGTGTTGCCGCCGCCCATTCAGGCGCTCATTGCGCGCGAGAAGATACCGCCGGGCGAGATCGGCCCGGATGGACAGCCGATGCCCGGCATGGGTCATGGCGGGCCTCCCGGGGCTCCTCCGGGCGCGCCTGGAATGCCTCCCGGTCCTCCCGGAGCCCCGCCGCCTGGAATGCCGATGCCGCCTCCTGGCCCTGGCCCTGGCGCTCCTATGCCGCCTCCGGGCGTCGTCGCATCCGACCAGGCCAAGGCCGCCAAGGCGCAAGCCGACGTTGAAATGTCGAAGATCAATCTGGAGCTAAAGAAGCTCGATCTGGTTTCGAAGCAGCACGACGTAGCGATGCAGCACGCCGATGCGCAGGGCGGCAACCTCGCCCATAGCAAGGTCATTACCGATCTGGTCCACGAGGTCGCCTACCTGCGGGGCGCGATTGACGAGATGCTAGAGGGCATGGGCAAGCCGCCTATTCCCCAGGAAGTGACGGCGGCCGAGCACGAGGCGCCGCAAGAGGGATTAGCTCAATGACGACACCGACGATCCTGCTCCTGACTGCGACCATTCCCGCGAGCGGCACCGTATCGAGCGCCGTCGCGGTGAATAAGGGGCAGAAGTTCATCGGGATACAAATGCCGACCGCGTTCACGGGAACGGCTGTGACGATCAAAAACTCCGTGGACGGAACGACGTTCCAGACCGTTTACGATCCCGTCGCGGGCGCCGACCTTTCCTATAAGGCGGCGGCGAGCAAGTTCGTCAAAATCCCCCTGACCGATCAGGGGAGCTACAACAGCATCCAGATCGTTTCGAATGCCACAGAGGCGGCGGCGCGAAAGCTGACCCTGGCATTCGTCTAGTTTCGTCTGACGCTGGCCGCATGACGTGGCCGGCGCGGCGATTGTACAGGCCCCTTCGGGGGCCTTTTTCATGAGGACGACCGATGACGGACACCAATACGCCGGCTGAAAATCTGGCCGAAGGCGCCCCGACCCCCGAGAACGACACTGAGCCGAAAGAATACGTAACGCTCGCAGCCGATGACGAAGACGACGGCGACGATAGCGAAGGCGAGGAAGGCTCCGAGTCTGACGCCAGCGAGGCCAGCGCGCATAAGCGCCGGTCGGGAGCGGCGAGGGCGAAAGAACGTATCCAGCGCCTTGAACGCGAACTTGCCGAAGCGCGCCAGCCTCTAACAGAGCGGCCCGCACTCCACGAGGGCGAAGACACCGACCTCAAAGAGCCGAAGGAATCCGATTTCGACAACTGGCTCGCCTATCAGCGTGCCCTGCAGCAATACGATTCCCGCAAGGCGTACCGCGAGGAACGCAAGCGCGAGGCGCAGTTGCAGCAACAGGGCGCAGCCCAGCGCGAGCATGAAGACCGGATTCGGACCTACAATCGCAACCTCGATCAAGTCCGTGATCGGGTGCCCGACTTCGACCGCGTAATAGCGGACGCCCGGGAAAACCCGATATCGGACGCGGCGCAGGAATTGATCCTCGAAAGCCAGAAAGGGCCTTTGCTGGCCTACTACCTGGCAAAGAACCCGGATCGCCTGGCCGAACTCAACCGAATGTCCCCGACAGCAGCGGCCCGAGAAATCGGCCGGCTGGAGGCCCGCATTCGAGCCCCGACACCAAGAGCCAAGACGAACGCCAAGCCCCCGCCGAAACCGCAACGCGGATCCGGCGGAACCTCGCCAGCGAAAAACCCGGCCAACATGAGCATGGCCGAATACAACGCATGGCGCGACAAGGGCGGCGGCTGACGCCTTGGCCGGCAGCGGACTGAACATCCGCGAAAGGCCATCCAATGACTGCCTCGAATACCCTCCTGACCCCCACGGTCATCGCCAAGGAGGCGCTTCGCCTCCTCGACAACAACCTCGTGCTCGGCTCGCTCGTCAATCGGGCGTATGAGGACGAATACGCCAAGAAGGTGAACGGCTACAAGGTCGGCGCCACCGTCGAAGTGGATCGCCCCGTCCGCTACACCGTGCGAACCAACGCGACGGCGAGCCCGCAGAACTCGATCAGTTCGGCGGTCAACATCGTCGTCAACAAGGTCGCCGGCGTCGATCTCCAGTTCTCCACGACCGACCTAACGCTGAACGTCTCCCGGTTCAGCGAGAAGTACCTCAAGTCCGCGATGGTCCAGATCGCCAATCAGGTCGATATGGACATTGCCAAGCTCTATCAACAGGTATGGAACTGGGTCGGCACGCCGGGCCAGACGATCAACTCTATCCCCGATTTCTTCCTTGCGCCGCAGCGCATGGATGAAATGGCGGTTCCGAAGGGCGAGCGGTGCGGGTTCCTGTCGCCGGCCGACAACTACGGCCTGCTTGGCAACCTGACCGGCCTGTATATGCAGGGCACCAACAAGACCGCCCTGGAAAAGGCCAAGCTGCCCGAGATGGCCGGCATCGATCTGTACGATTCGCAGAACGTGCAGACCCTGACTTGCGGAACGCGAACGGGCGGTTCTCCGGTCGCCAACGTCACCACGCAGGTCACGACCTACGCGGGCGGCGCCGCCTTCGACAACTCCCAGACCCTGAACGTCACCGGCGCGGCCCCGACCACGACCGGAACGATCAAGGCCGGCGAGGTCTTCACGCTGGCGAGCGTCTACGCGGTCAACCCCGTCAGCAAGGCGGTCATGCCGTACTTGCAGCAGTTCACGGTGTTGGCCGATGCGACGGTCGCCGGTGACGGCACGGTGGCCCTGACGATCTCCCCGCAGATCATCTCATCGGGCGCCTACCAGACCGTCTCTGGCGTCGGCACCTCGCAGGCGCTGACCTTCATGGGCACGGCCTCGACCGGCTATTCCCAGAATATCGTGTTCCACCGTGACGCATTCGCGCTGTGCTGCGTCCCGATGGCCTTGCACGAAGGCATGGTGAACCCCGCCCGCGAGACCTACAAGGGCCTGAGCCTTCGCGTCGTCCCGTACTATGACGGTACGAATGACTTGGGCAACTGGCGCTTGGATGTCCTCTACGGCACCAAGACGGTTTATCCCGACCTCGCCACTCGCATCTCGGGCACCGCGTAAGCAACAGGGGCGC